CGGCACAATGGCAGTATTAACGTATAATAAAGACCAACAAATATTCGGGTGGGCTAAATGGGAAACACAAGGAAAATTTATTTCAGCAACAACCGTTAGAGAAGGTCAAGAAGATATAACCTATTTTGTTATTGAAAGAGATAGTGTTAAATTTATTGAACGACAAAAAACAAGGATTGTAAAAAATGCTAAATACGGAATATTTCTTGATTGCTCATTAACAAAAGAATTTAGCGAAGCCGTTAGTACTGTATCAGGACTTCAACACTTGGCAGGAAAAACGGTAACGGCATTATTGGATGGCGGAGTTGTTGAAAATTTAACAGTTGAAAACAACGGAACATTGACTTTACCTTATGCTGCTAAAATCATAACAATCGGACTTCCGTATAATTTTGAGATGGAAACACTTGGGGTTGAAGGCGAAAATACGCATGGCCTTAAAAAGTCAATAAGTGCAGTTTCAGTTAATGTTTTAAATTCGAGAGAAGATTTCTTTGTTGAATCCAATATGGGATTTTTTGAACAGATGCCAAGAAGTTTGGATAGCATAAATGATGCAGGTTATCTTTATACCGGCTCAAAAAAGGCAACACCTTTAAACGAGCCAAAAGAATTTGCGACAGTTAAAATTGTTCAGAAATATCCGCTTCCGCTAACGGTTACAAGCATTAGTGCGATAGTTAATATTGAAGATATAAATGATAACCAGTAATAAAGATAGTGATGATATACTCTATATTTTAAGCAATTTAAGAGCGGAAGATAAACTTGAAGCTAAAACGAGTATCGGCAAAAACTATGTTGATAAAATTCTTGAAAATATTTTAAATTCAAACGGCACTTTTTATCTTGCAAAGGATGATAATAATTTACCTTATGCTATGGGCGGATTTGAGCCGACGGAAGAAAAAGGTGCAGTCGTTATATGGCTTTTAAGTACGGATGAAATTGTTAATCACAGGCATTTTGCACTTAAAAAAATCAAAGAAGAATTGATTAAAATCGAAAAAGAAAATTGGTTTATTTACAACTATATTTTTGAAAAGAATTATTTGGCAAAAATTTGGCTTAAAAAAATGGGTTTTAAATTTATTAAATCAAAAGAAATACCGGAGCAATTTGAATTGTTTTATAAGAAAAGAAATGTAAAAGGATTAGAATAATGCCACAAGTTCCAATTTATCAAAGAGGGGTCGGAAGTAATTTAACTCCAACACCATATAAAAGAGCACAGTTAAATGGTGATATGTTTGGTGAAAATGTCAGCAAGGCAGTAGGGAATTTAGGTAATTCCGCAGTTGAATTTGCTGATGATATGATGAGAATCAAGGATAGAATTGACGATACTAAATTTCTTGAAGCTAAGAATTTATCAAGCGAGTGGGTACAGAAGAATTTATTAGATAAAGAAAACGGATATTTCTATAAAACAGGAAAAGATGCTTACGGTTTATCCGAAGGTCTTTTAGCTGATTACGATAAAACGATGAATGATTTTATTGAAAATGCCGGACTTTCACCAAAGAACAAACAGAAAATTCAATATTCTCTGACACAAATGAGACAACCTATTATGAATCAGATGTACGCTCATGATTATAAGCAAGGGGTTGAATGGTCAAATAATGTAGCTTCTGAAAGTCTTAGCAATTATATGAATGATGCTGTTAATTCAAGAAATGACCAAAACGTAATTAATTCTTCCCTTGCTAACGGTTTAAAGGTTATTGAGTGGCAAGGAGAATTGCAACATCTTGATAGAGCAACAACCGATGCTATGAAGAAAAAATACACAGAGAATTTCTTAGAAAATGTGCTTTCGGCAAAATTATCGGAAGGTTCGCTTTCGGCAGGAGAATTTTTTAATAAATATAAAAATTATTTTAATGCAGATAAGTTGCCTGTTTTGATTGGTAAAGTAAAAGATAACGAGCTAAATTATACGGCTAGGGAAACGGCCAACTATCTTATGACATTACCGGTTGAAAAGGCAAACGCAGAAGTTGAAAAAATTAAAGATTATCAGACAAGAGATGCAGTTGAAAAAAACCTTATGCAGCTAAGAAACCTAAAAAGACACGAACAGGCGGATATATATAACGAATTTATAAATAATGCTGTTGAAAAATATAAAAATAATCAAGAAATAACAAGCGATGATATTCCGGATGGATTAGAAGGCGATTATTATTTGCATGCAGTAAATCAGATAGATTATTTTAATCAAACCGGAGATATCCGAACCGATGAACAAACAAAAACAAATCTACATTATATGGCAAATTATGATGCTCAAAGATTTAAGGGAATTGATTTAAGCTTATATCGAATGTCCTTATCTCAAAAGGATTATGACGAATTAACAAAACGTCAACAAGATATTGCGGAAGGAAAATTCTATACGGTTTTAAAAGATAATAATTCAACAAAAAAATATATTGAATCCGTAACGGGAACAAAAGGAGACTACACAAAAATCTTTGGAGAATATCAAAAACTTTTAAGAGCTTTTGAAGAAAGAACAGGCGAAAAAGCAACCGATATTGAAAAAGAAAAAATACTTCAAAGTATTGGTCAAAACAAAAATACCTATAAGCAGATTGAACGTGCTGTAAAAAGAAACGGAGAAATCTATCAAAAGTTGGCAAACGACATAAGCTATTATCAATCAAGACATAATGGAGATATGCCCGATAACGACACGGTTAATAAATGGGTAAGACAATACGGAATTGAAAGTTCTAAGCAAAATTACGAAGAAATAAAACAACAAGCTCTACTTAATACACAGGCAAGGGCAAACGAACAAATAACTTTAACCAATTTTGCGGATAATTATATTCCGGAGTTATCAAAAATCGTTGGAGCAAAGCTAAAAGTAACGGATAGATATAGACCTGCAAACGGAAAATATACATCACGGCATAGCGAAGGCAGGGCCTTAGATATAAGTTATCGAACAACCGATAACAAGATGCTAAATGTAACACAAAAGATAAATCTTATTGAAAACATAATTCAAAGACCTGACGTTGAAAAAATTGCAATATCATCAGCCGATGATGACGGGAAACAAATTATAAATACCGTAATGAAAAAATACGGTAAGGCCTATGGCTATAAAATTCAAGATACCAATAAAGAAGGTATTGATAAAAAATTAGGTACAAACCACACAAACCACGTCCATATTACTTTGAAAAAAGATAATGCAATTGATGTTGTTGCAATTAAAAATGCTCTTTTGGCGAAGGGATATACACAGCAACAAGCTAATAGCTATTTACAATCAAGGGGTTTAATATAAATGCTTTTAACTGAACAACAAAAAGACATGCTTGATAATCCTGCAAAATATATGAGAAACGAAAACATAACCAATTCTGTTTCAAGAAATACAACAGATGAAGATTTATTTAATCAAATGGATAAAGACTTGCAGGGTATGGGCTACAATTTAGCACCAAAACGAGAAAAAACAATTAAAGAAGTTTTAACAGAAGATGATCCGGACAGAGCAAAACAATATGAAAAAATGGGGCCAATTCAGATTTATGAAGGGGCAAAAAGGGAAGCGTTTGAATTTAGCGGAAAATATGATAATGTTATTCTTCGCCCATCGCAGATTATCGCACAGGAAAACTTCAAAAGAAAACAGGATGAAATTAATCAAAAAAGAGCCGAAAGAAATAAAAGAGTAAATGAAGGTACGGCAACATTTAATGAAAGAGTTGATGCGTTTTTTGACAGAGTGGCGCAAAGTAATATAAAAGATAGCGAAACAAGATTTTCTCAAAATGCTTATAATCAAAATGTCGGAGCGCCAAATACAAGAACTCGGATAGCAGGAGTTAGCCGAACAGGCGAAATTATATATGATAATGTTGATTTAACCAAAAAAATTGGTTTTCTTGAAAGTTTTAGAACTTCGCTTCCCGAAGGTACGGCAGTCGGAAGTTTTGCCAAAGGTTTTGATGATAAAAAAATCAGAGAAATTAAGCAAAAAATGATTGAAGATAAGCCGATTTATAAAGATGAATTGGATTTTATCAATCAACATTATGAAGCTGAAAAAGAAAAACAAATTAGAGGATATTCAATCGGCGGAAAAATTGGAGAAGGGCTTGGAAAATCGCTTGGCTTTTCAGCAGATTTTATTGTGGGCGGAGCAGCACTTAAAGGATTAGGTGTCGGAGCATTAGCTGAAAATGCAGGATTGAAAACATATCTCGGGGCAAAAGAATTAGGTGCTACAACAGGGATTGCAAAGGGGTTAGCAAAAACAGCAGAACTTGGCACAAACGGAATTTTAGGTTCGGCGGTAATGACGGCCGTTAATACACCTTTAAGATTATTTCCGGAATATCAAGAAAGAATGTTGGGAAACGAAGCAAAGCTAACTGATAGCGGAAATATGATTTTTCAAGAATCAAGCGAAAAACCTTCAACTGCATTGATGAAGTCATTGGGGGGATTGTATATTGCATATTTAACGGAATTATCGGGCGGAGAAGCTTTAAGAGGGATTGCTAATGCTTTAGCAAAACCGACAGGAAATATTGTCGGAGGTGCAATCGGAAGATTGCTTTCAAAAAATCCGGCATTAAATAATTTTATGTCAAAATCGACAACGGAATTATCAAAAAGATATGAAGCATTAAGAGGATTGCCGATTGTCGGAAAATCAACAGGATGGATTAAAGATACAGTTCATTTTGACGGATTTCTTGAAGAAATGGGAGAAGAAGCACTTGAAGATGTTTTAAGATTAACTTTTGGAATAGATAACGAAGAAAGAAGCTTTGATAATTATGTTAAAGCCATATTTAAGACACCGGAAGAATGGGCTGTTATTGCAGGAACAATTGTTCTGCAAGGAGCAGGATTATCAGCGGCAGGATATGCCGTTGCAAAAAATATGGCAGAAGCAGGAGCAGATGCAGAAGAAATAAGCGATGTTTTAATAAATTCAACGGAAGGCCAAAAGAAACAATTACTTAATGAACAAATAAAAGAAGGAATTGTAGCAGTTCCGGATGCGATAGATAATAATGAAATAAATAAAAACATAGTAAAAGCAAATCTTGAAAACCTATCAGATAAGGAATTAGAAGTTGAACTTGAAAAACAGGAAATTGAAGAAAAAACATATAATACGCTGTTAAAAGGTAAAGTGAGTGAAGATGTTGCGGTTGCTAATTCAAAATTGATGGGCCAATTCTTTAAGAATTTCGGAAGCAAAGACGAAGCAAGCAGAAAGAAATTTGACGAATGGATTAATAAATTAGATGTTCAATATGATGTGCCGGTTGAGCAAACGGCTTCAATGTTTCAGGGTGCAAATGTTGCAGGAGTGAATGATAATTCTGAAATTGAAAATGCGAAAAGAGAATGGGAAGAAAAGGGAGTTGAAAGCAAGTATTTTAGACAATGGTTCGGAGATAGTAAAGTTGTTGATGAAAGCGGTAAACCGTTGGTGGTTTATCATGGTTCACCGAATGAATTTGAAATATTTGATTCAAATAAAAATCTTTATGGCGAGGTTTCAAAAGGATTTAATTTCTTTACAAATAAAAAATCAGCTTATCAAAATTCTGCAAAAGATTATGCTGATTTTGCAGGAACAGATGGTTTTAGAAGAAATGGCAAAGTCTATGAAACTTATTTAAGTATTCAAAATCCATTGCATATTCAATATACAAGCAACGGAATGAGTGTGTATAACGGTGAAAAAAGATATTCTACACCCGTTGAATATTACGATTATAATTATAAACAAATTCAGGAAGAATTTAGAAACGGTAATTATGACGGCATAATTATTGAGAATACGGATAAAAATGATGATGATAGCATTATTTATTTAGTGCCAAATTCAAATCAAATTAAATCCGTAAATAATCAAGGAACGTTTGATTCAAGCAATCCGAATATTTATTATCAAAAAGGCAATAACCATTTAAGGGCATTTAACAAAGCGTTTAATAAAATCAAAACAATTTTGACTAAAAAGAAGATTAAAGATTTAGCAAAACAATTTGATTTCTTTAATCTGCTTAGTAATGAACTAAAATTTGCACAAGATTATTATATTGAAAGCTTGCCAAACGGTGAAGCATATCCGACAACAAAAGGCAGACACGATTCACCAATTATCTATATAAATTTTGAAGCCATTGGTGATGATTTTGTTAGGTTTGTTCAAGTGCTTGCGCACGAAGCGGAACACGCAAGACAGGAAAAAGAATTTAACAAAATATATGCTAAAAAGAAAAAGAGTAAAAAAGATTGGGAGATTATAGGAAAGTATAATTTCTGTACAAAAGCCAATGAAGCAAGAAGGGAATATTATGACGAGCACAAAGAAATTATTGATAAGATACTTAACGATTTATCAAAATTTAAAACAGAATATCAAGCACAAAACTATATAAGTGGACTTGACCCAACAAGTTTGGAAATATACAATGAATACAATAAGCTATATTCGGAATATTTTAATCAAGCAAACGAAATAAAAGCAAGGGAAGCAGGGGAAAATGCAAGACGAAAAATCGAAAATATTAACTCCGGAATTTTGGCAAAGGCACAAAATAATTATGCAGTCTTTAAAAGACGGTACATTGGAACAGTTGCACGGAACGGTGTACAACGGAAACAAGGAACAGAACAAGGAACAAACGGACAAGATAGCGAAGAAATAAATAATTCTATTAGAACTTTCTTTCAATCAGCACAGAATTTTGATGTTAATTCTTATATTGAAAATAACTTTGGTGATAGCGTTGAAAATATTACCGATGGAATCAGAGGGGATATTCAAAATATTCTTGATGAAAATGATATTTCCGCAGAAGAATTTAACATTGATGATATAAGAATTTATGGTTCTTATTCCACCGGACAAAATAGGAATACTTCTGATCTTGATTTTCTTGTTGAATATTCCGGAACTATGCGAGAAGATGATGCTTTTAATATGTTCTCGGATGCAGGACTTAAACTAACAGATGTTAACGGAAGGGAAATAAATGTAGATATTAATCCGATAAGAAAAGACAAATCCGGAACAATTGTTCAATTTCTTGAAAGAAATAAGAACTATAAAAAGAATATTGCAAAAACTTTCTTTGAAGAAGGCGATGATGAAAAACGTATTGCAGGATATACTTATCCGGAAGTTATGGAAAAAATGACTTCACTTTATGAAGAAATCGGCACATTATCGGATAATGACCCAAAATTATCGGAGCTTATGGCAAAAGTGCATATTTTAGAAGATGCCTTTAATGTTGCAGAAAACCCCGATAATTATGAAGAAAATGAAGCATCTGATATTATGCTAAACGCTTATTACATTATGAATAATCAGGAGCTTCCGAGTGAAATCATTGAAGAAGATAGGCAAAGTTTAAGAAGCTATAACGATTTAAAAGAAATACATAACGAAAAGAGGGAGCAGGCCGAAAGGGAATATTACGGATATTTTACGGAAGGACAGGATAAAAACGTAATAACTATTATGGCTAATTCTGATGCAAGCACGGCACTTCACGAACTAGGCCATTTATTTTTAAACGGATTAAATGAATTAGCGAGTGTAAACGAAGAAGCTCGTGAACAATTAAACGCATTTAACAAGTGGCTTGGATATGCAGGCGGAGAATATACAATTGCTCAACAAGAAAAATTTGCAAGGAGCTTTGAAGCTTATTTATATAAAGGGAAAGCACCGAACAGCAAATTAAAAACTGTTTTTGAAAACTTCAAAGAATGGTTGAAATCAGTTTACAACTATATTGTTAATATTCCGGATGCGGATATATCCGAAGAAGTTCAAGAATTGTTTGATAAGATGTTTGCTGATGACGGGTATTATCAGGAGCAAAGGCAGGCAAACGAACTCTTAAAGCGAGTTAAAGAATTATCTAAAAAAGAAAAGACAAGAAAAGTTGAAGTAAGGAGCGATAAAGAGCTTGATGATTATGCAAAAAGGCATAAAGAAGCAAGCTATCAAATATTATCGGAAGCAACCGGAAAGAGCGTTAAATATTTAAAATCTATATTTGAAAGCGATTCAGACAGTTTAGCACTTGCAAAAAAACGTGATGCAATAAGATTAAATCTTGATAGTGTCGAAGATAAAATTACGATATCGGGCGGAATAAGAGAAGAATGGAAAGAATTTTATTCTGATACCGGAGTAAACGAAGATACAGATGAAGTACAAGGCGATTTTAAACTTGTTGAAAAGGCATTAGACACTATCATAAATAAATCTTATGGAAGTGTTAATTTTGAAAATGAGCTTGATGAACGTGCAAGTTATTACGAAAAGGCAATCAATGAAGCAGATTTGCAGTATAAATTGCTTCTTAAAGAATATGAAAAAGGAAACAGAAATGTAGCACTATCAGCTTTTTATGATTGGGTTGAAGGACTTGATAGAGAAATTAAAGGAGATTATGAAAACAAATTTATTTATGATACACGATTAATCGAAAGAAACGAAAACCTTAATAAATTTGATATGGCCAAAAGAAAGATTTTAGCAGGGGCGATGGAGCTTGAAAATCAATATGGTATTAATTCAAACGAAAAATATCAAGAACTTGTTAAAATCGTAATGAAAAACCTTAACTTCTTGCAGCCCAATGACAAAGCAAAATTAACCGCAAATGTTCTTGATATTTCATCAACTTCTATGCTTATGGCAAGAATTGATGAAATTATGGATATAGCAAAAACTATGGAAGATGTACAGCTAAGAAGAAATCTTGAAAGAGATATTCATGCTGAACTTCAAAAAACAAAGAATGTTAAAAAGAACGGAAGAACGGTTGGAAGATACGATTATAAATCAAATAAGTTATTTGAAGAATTAAGAGAACTTGATAAACTGACACCGGAAAAAGCAAACGATTTACGGCTTGAAATGAGCAAGTTTATATCAGCAGAAGATAACGGTTTAAGTTATAAAGATAAATTGATAAATAAATTCTTATCTTATAAAGCGGACGGAAGAACCTATGCTGATACGGAGCTTATGAAAGAATTATATGATGAGATAATGAAGATTAAGTTTATCGGAAAATCCGCTAAATCAGAGCTTGATTTAATGGAAAAGCTTGATGAAACAAAAGATATAGATGAATTAATTAAGATTGTTGAAAAGAAAAACAAAGCAGGAGTATTCACAAAGAATTACGTTAGTTGGGTTGGCAACCTTGAAAGTACGATTAATGCGATATTCAACAAAAAGATAAAAGAAAAGTATGCATCAGAAATTTTATATGCAGAGACACAGGCACAAGCTTGGCAATATAAGGTTAAAGCAAAGTTTGAAAATGAAGTTGCAAAAATCTATAATCTGCCGAGTTGGTTATGGGATAAAAAGATTATTGAATATTTGGGCCAAAAATTTACATATCCCGAAATCAGAAGAAAATATGACGAAAAGGGAGAACTTGTAAAAACAAGAAATATTGATAGAGAATTGACCAAGATGGATATAATTCAAGCGTATATTTGGTCAAAAAATGAAACCTTAGAAAAAAGACTTATTAACCAATTTGGCGAAAATACTCTTGAAAGTATGTTTGATGAGCTGTCTATTCAAGATGTTAAACTTGCAGAGTTGATGATGGAAACGGCTCAAAGTTTTTATAATATGGTAAATAAGGCATTTATAAATAAATACGGGCTTGATTTACCGAAGGTAAGTTGTTATTTTCCATCAACTCCGGAGAGAGGAAGCGAAGTTGACTTATACAATGATTATTCTTCTAAATCGTTAAATAATTCATTCACAAAGCAAAGGGCACAATCAGAAACCGTGCCTATGGATTTTCACAACCCGGTTGCAATTTTATATAACCATATTGAAGGGGTTTCAAAATTTGCTTTTATGTCGGATGCTCTTGATAAGGCGAATTTGAGGTTTAAGGATAATGACCTTAAACGGGTAATTATTAATAAGTTTGGAAAAGATGTTTATTCGACATTAGAGCAGGCTTTAATGAACGTTACCTATAAAAAAGAAGCTCCGGTATTTAACGGAATGAGTAAAATTTTAGATAACATCACGGGCAATTGGATTCAAGCGAACGTTGCAATAAAACCGATTGTAGGATTAAAGCAATTATTATCGGCCAACAATTATGCCGTTGATATGCCTTATTGGGATTGGCAAAAAGGTTTTATAAAAGCACTTGCTAATCCAAAAGAAACAATTGATTATATGATGAAAATTCCTTATTTAAAAGCAAGGTACGAAGGGAATTTTTCAAATGAATTTTTAAAAGCACAGATAGAAAATTCGGCCTTTGCATTGAGCAAAAAATTAAAAGACCTTTGCACAGTGTTTGTTAAAATGGGCGATATCGGAGCAATTATCTTTGGCGGAAAACCGTATATTGATTATCAAATTTCACAAGGATTAAGCGAAGAAGAAGCAATTAAACAATTTATTCTATCAACCAATCGAAGCCAACAATCTTCGGCCGTATCGTCATTATCAAACTTTCAAGTTGAAATGACAAGAAACCCAATTGGGAAACTATTTATAGCATTTAAAAATTCACCGCAACAGTATGTTAGAATGTGCGGCGATGCAATTATATCTGCGACTAATGGCGATATATCTAAAGCCAAAGCTGCTAAAATGTTATTTCAATTCGGATATTTACAGCCGTTTTTGTACGCACTTGCTACATCGGGTTCTCTGTTAAGATGGATGTTTGCAGGGGATGATGATGATTTAATCAAAGATTTATCCGTAAGTATTTTTAACATCGGCTCGGATGCACTTCCTTTAGTCGGAGATATTTATAAATACATCATCAATAAAGTTTTATACAAAGAAAAAAATCTGCCTGCAACAACTCCATTATTGGGCGATATAGAGAAAGAAATAAACAGAATTTCAAAAGAAGATGCGGATTTATCAGATTATCTTGAAGCAATCGGATATTTAGGACTTCACGTCGGATTGGGTTACAACTCTAAAGCTATTGGCAATATGTTCTCCGGTGTTGGAGATATTGCAACCGGAGAGCCGGTAAAAGGAACGATGAAAGTTTTAGGTTATACCAAGAAAAGAGCAGAACATATATCGGGCGAAGATTAATCCTTAATTCTCATTTTTAATATTAATCGTGTATCACTTCATATTTGAAAGGGGGGTATAAATTTGATACCTGAAATATCGCCTGTTAATACGTATTCAGGCAACGGAAGTACAACAACATTTGACTTTGATTTTTATATTGACAACACAACTCAATTAAAAGTTTATTACATACCGGAAAATGGCGAGAAAACCTTATTAGCAGAAAATATTGATTATTCCGTTAATGAATTTACTCCTAATATTGCAAATCCAACACCTCATTTTGAAAACGGAGGATATATTGTATTTCCGCTTGAAGATAGCCGATATTCGGTTTTAGCGGAGAATGAATCTATTATCTTGCAAATGGATATTCCGTTTTGTCAAGAGAGCGATTATAATAATAGCTCAATTTTAAGTATGCTAAGTTTGGAATATTCGCTAGATTATCTCACAAGATTGACTCAAATTTTAAAAAGACAGTTGGCAAGAACATTTAGAGTTGATGAAAGTAATGATGATATAGATACAATGCTTCCAAATCCGCAGGCAAATATGGCCATCGGTTGGGATGCAACAGGCCTTAAACTCGAAAATAAAGAAATCCAAAAGGGTGATAAAGGAGATAAAGGAGATAAAGGAGATAAAGGAGACAAAGGCGATAAAGGAGACAAAGGCGATACCGGAAGTATAGCAACTTATATTCATACGCAAGATGTAGCCAGTGATACTTGGATTATAAATCATAATTTAAACAAACTTAATGCAAGAGCTGTAATTATCGATAGTGCAGGAACAACATATCATCCGCCTGTTATTGCAGTTGATGAAAATACTTGCAGGATTGAATTAATTGGAGCTACAACCGGAAAAGCGTATTTAGATTAATGGAGGGAAAATAATGTCAGCAACTTACAACATACCGGGTAATATTAATGCATGCGGAGGGGAATTACAAGAAGTTAAATTTCAAAATTTAAATTCAACTCCTGAAAATGTTTCGGAGTCAAGATTTTGGTATGATAGCGTAAATCATGTTCCGATGTACCATAATGGTACAAGTGCCGTAGTTATTGGTGCAAACTATACTTTTTTAACAGGATTAACCAATACATCAGGTACAATTACGGTAACTGATTATAACAAATTGCTAAAAAATATTGCAACAGGAACAAACAGCTTAACTGTTTTGGGAAATGCGACATCTGGAACAAGCTCAATTGGTATTGGGTATGGTACATCTAATAGTGGAGATTATTCGGTTGCAATAGGGGAATATGCAACAGCGCATGAAAATTATAATGTAGCAATTGGTGCAGGAGCATATACAACAGAAGCTTATTCAATAGCAATTGGTGCAGGAGCAGGAACAAACACATCATCACTTGGCGATGTAATACAGCTTGGATATGGCACAAATAGCGAATCTAAAACATTTAGCGTTGGGTTTTACAATAATTCATCAGCTCATAAAAACTGGAAGATGTTAGATGGCTTAACAGGTTATATTCCAAATGACCGCATACAAAGAGATACAACACCAACAAGTTCAAGTACAAATGCCATTACATCTGGTGCAGTATATACATCGTTAGGAAATAAATTAGATAGTTCTTTAAAAGGTGCGGCAAATGGTGTTGCAGAATTAGATGCAAACGGTAAAATTCCATCATCACAACTTCCTGGAACATTAGATGATGTGGTCGAACTTTTAAAATTAAGCACCCATAACCCTGCAACTTGTTCAACAGGAGATATGTATTTTAATACAACTTCAAATAAGATATTTACAGCAACAGGAACGGACACTTGGGGAACAACTGGAGTTGACCCAGAAAAAAGTGTAATTTACGTTGCATTAGATACAAACTTTTCATATCGTTGGGGCGGAAGCACAATGATTAATATTGCTAACCCTGTTCAAGCAGCGACAGAATTAACGGCAGGTATAGCAGAAATTGCATCATCAGCAGATATGTCTTATGTTTCAAACGATACAAAAATTGTAACACCATTGAAATTAGCTAATTATGTATCAGGTTATGTATCAAGTATCAAAGCAATTAAGGCGGACAACCCTGCTTTAACTGTTTCAGGCGGAGTTGTTACTTGGGAAATATCGAATGCCGCTCTTTCAAAAACCAATGTAGCGAATGTAAGAGTATTTAATAAATCGACAGGTGAGACAATTTTTGCTCCTTGGAAATCGGCAGCAGGCAAGGTAGTTATTGAAATGTTAGCAAGTGCTAATGTATCGGCAGAAACATACAGAGCTATTGTTTTAAAAGTTTCTGGTTTGGATTAATTGGAGTAATATATGGTTAATAAATTTACAAGTCAACCGACTATTAAGGAAGTTGCGCCAAAGATTAATGAAGTTATAGACGCTATGGGAACAGTTAAAAGTGTCAACAGCAATTCGCCAGACGCTAACGGAAATGTATCAATAACAATCCCAACAGTTCCTACAAAATTATCACAATTTACTGATGATTTAGGCTCAAGCCCAAATCATACACATAGTCAATATTTAACATCTGTTCCATCTCACAATCAAGCAACAAGCACAATTAACGCATTAACAAGTTATAATAAATCTGTTTCAGGCGGTACGGGTGCATTATCAACATCTGATACATTAAATAAGGCTCTTGCAAAACTTGAAAATGCTTTAGATGGTAAACAAGCTAGTGGCTCTTATGCCACAACATCAGATATATCGGATATGGCAACTAAAACTTGGGTTGGCAATCAAGGTTATACAACAAATGTAGGTACAGTTACAAAAGTAAATAACACATCTCCAGATAGCAATGGAAACGTATCTATAACTATTCCGACAGTTAATAATGCAACTCTAACCATTCAGAAGAACGGAACAACGGTTAAAACATTTACTGCAAATGCTTCAAGCAATGTAACAGCAAATATTACAGTTCCAACTGCAATTTCAGGTCTAACAGATGATACTGCAACAACACCAATTGCCAAAGCAACAACAGCAACTAAATTGGGTAGTTCAAATGTTGGAAGTGCGACTCAACCAATATATTTATCAAGCGGTACAGCAACAGCGTGTACTTATACGTTAGAAAAATCTGTGCCATCTAATGCAGTATTTACAGATACTACTTATTCAGTTATGACAGGTGCAGGAGCTTCAAGTGCAGGAGCTTCCGGTTTAGTTCCTGCTCCTGCAAGCGGAGACAACACAAAATTTTTAAGAGGTGATGGCACTTGGCAAACAGTATCAAGCGGAGGTTCAGGAGCAAACATAGATTTAAGTAACTTATCTGCAACAGGAAAAAGGGTTATGGACGGTGGAATTGTTGCAAAATATGCCGTGCTTGAAACTGCCACTTCACCTAATAGCAGAGATGTTGACTTATCCTCTTATTTACCATCAAATGATACATACTTGGTTTATATAAGGATATTGGCAGAGTATAAATCTTCAGGTTCATCATATGGGATAGGTAATGTGCGTTCGCCATATACAAATAGAGCAACTGCAGAATGGTTTTTGGGAACATTTGTAGGGCAATACGCTAGATATAGCTATATATACCAATGGGTGCCAATAACCAACAAAACATTATACAGCCAAATAGCAGATGGAGCGTTAAATAGTGGAGGGATATACGCATATGGTTATAGACTTGTAGGCACAAATAGTTAAAAAAGGGGGGTTAAATGTATTATGCACAAATAAACTCAAGGGATATTTTACAAGAAATTGATTTAGGACAAATAACAGCAGACGAATACGGTTCAACGGACGTTAAAAATATCGAAGTATCGGAAGAATATTATAACAATGCCAAAATATACGGAGTCAATTATTATAAATATGAAAATGGCGAAATTGTTTTAAATCCAAATTATGAACAAGAACAAGCAGAAAAAGAATATGAACGAGTTGGCGAACTAACAATGACAGCTCTTGATTTTATCACTTTTTTAAGACAATGCGGCTTGACTTTAGAACAAATAAGAACTTATTTGGATAATAATTTAGAACTCGATACGCAATTAACATATTGTCAAAATGTATATTGCAAGGTTGCAAGGCAAGTGTTTAAGAAACCTTTGACAATTGGCAATGTAACAATAACAGCAGAAATGGTTGAAAATGCTTTTAAGATAAAAAATGAAGAAATTGAATTGTTAGAAATTCCGTTTTAACGATTTTAAAAAATTAGATTGGAGGGGAGTATGCTGAACTTTAATAACAAATTATTAAAGCTAATTAAACTTGCAATTAAGTTAATTCAGAAGTTAGTTTTTACAATTAACAAAATTGAACAAACTTATGTTGAATCTCAAAAAAAAGTTGAAAATCTTTCAATGAGTAAAGTTGATCTGAATGAGACATTAGAAAAGCTTCAAAAATTACAAGATAAATTTGGAGCAAAAAAGGCCGGCGAATGATGAATGATGAATTTTGCACAATTCAAGGAAGAAAAGATTTAGTTATCCGGTTTAACCATGATTGTCCGGAAGAAATTTTAAAAGATAAAAGTCTTGTCGGATTGACAGATGAAGAATTAAAAAAAGCTCTCAAAAAACCTTTTGAAGTTGAAAAAGATTTATTGGTAAGGATATTTTACAGAAGCAAATTTTATAGCTTTGTTATTCCAAAAGGTTATGATTGGAACGGAGCAAATGTTCCTCCTTGTTGTTGGCTGATTATAGGCCAAGCCAAAGAGCCAAGATTTAAACTTGCAAGTTGTGTACATGATTACCTTTGCGAACACAAAAAAGTTATAAACTATAACAGATACTTATCAACATTAATATTTGAAACTTTATGCGAATATTTCGGCAGATTTAATTCTTTTAAAAGATGGGCGATGTTTCATAGTGTGGACAACTTTCAAAAAACACAAAAAGGATGGAAAAAGTGAGAGTATGCCAAATCGGAACAATTGTCTTTGGCAAAAGCATTAATATAATAAAAAAAGAATGGCTAAAAGGAAATATGCCAAGCGTTAAGCACGACATTGGCGGAAACCTTTTAACGGAAAAGAATATTACAAACGGCCACATGCTTGCAAAATCAAAAGGTGGAAAAACTATTTTATCAAATATAACATTGGAATCTTTTGATTATAACCAATTAAAAGGAAACAAGCCGTTTACTTGGTTTTTTGATGTTAAAAATTTCATGCGGTATTGCGATGAAATATCACAGGTTCAATTGAAAAATTTTAACGGATTAGACTACGTTAAAGGGATAATCGAAACAGCATTTAAATTATTGAAAGAAGGAAAATAATGAGTTATGAATTAGCCGGAATATTAATAACAATAGTTTTTCAAGGATTGTATATAGCTTTTAAAATCGGGAAATTTGAAGAAAAATTGATTTCGCTTGAAAAAAAACAGGATAAACACAATAACCTAGTGGAAAGAATGGTTAGAGTAGAAGATAGTACAAAGTCGGCTCATAAAAGAATTGATGGAATAAAAGGTGCAGAATGAGAGTTATTTTTACAAAACATCAGATATTAAAATTTTTCAATTTAAAAATATTTAGTTTAATAACCGAGTATTCTGAAAGATCATCAGATAAAGATGATGATTTTAACGATGATATGATTTCATTGAAAATCAGAACAATCGATAAGAAGGAATAGCTATGTATAAATTTTCAAAAAGAAGTTTGGATAATCTTAAAGGTGTGCATCCGGACATGGTTAAATTAATGTTTGCTGCAATTAAAAATGCTCCTGTCGATTTTGTGATAACAGAAGGATTAAGAACAACAAAACGGCAACAGGAATTATTTAAAACCGGAAAATCTAAGTGTGATGGTGTAAATAAAAAATCAAACCATCAGTTAAAATCCGACGGGTACGGTCATGCAGTTGATTTATACCCCTTGCCGATAAGTTATACCAATAAAGAACCTTATAAGATTTTATCAAACCATATTAAAAAAATTGCTAAAGAATTAAATATTAAAATTCAATGGGGTGGAGATTGGAAAAGCTTTTGCGATATGCCGCATTATGAATTAAAGTAAATTTGTTGTCATAAATAACTTCTACTTATGTGTGGTAAAATTTACTCTTTGGATAACCAAAGAGTATTTTTTTATCTAAAATTTTTAGTGTAATTTTAGTGTAATGAGGAGTAAAAAACAGCCAAAAATTTAATGAAACATAAGCGACAAAAAAACGCTAAAACACTTATATATTCATCGTTTTAATATCTTAACGTACTTTAAAATATCATAATAAAATCACGTTCGGGACGTGGGGGTCGCAGGTTCAAATCCTGTCATCCCGAAATTTTTATAAATAAAGGGTTTTGAGTTAAATTCAAAGCCCTTTATTTTTTATTATTTTTTAGTTTTTAGTGTAATTTTAGTGTAATGAATTGAGTGTCGTTAATATACGTTTAATACTGTGAGAGTTTTTGAATGGCATCTATAATATTCTTTTTGGGTTTATGGATATATTTTTGTGTAGTTCTTGCGTCTGCATGGTCTAAATATTCTTGGATTGTGATAAGATCAACACCCAATTCATTAAGTCGTGAAGCTGTCGAGTGTCGCAATTCATGGAATGTGATATAAGGAATACCGGCTCTTTCAACTGTTCTTTTAAATGTAGATTTAAAGCTTTTGTACGGTTTTTTTGTAATGGGGTTTGTGAATACATAATCACTTAATTTTGGCAACCTTTCAAGATAATATTTCATTTGGGGAGTTATAATGATTTTTCTTGGCTTTCCGTTTTTGGTATTTAAGGCGATAAGATAATTTTCTTTCAAGAAAACATCAGACCATTTAAGATTTGTTATTTCAGAGCTTCTCATACCGCCATGAAGAGCGTGCATAATTACGGCTTGCATGATAAAGTTTGCAGCGTTAAGCAATTTTGGTTCTTCATCTTTTTGTAAAAATCTTTTAGTTGGGTTTTTGATTTTTAATTTTCTTAGATCATCGCAGGGGTTGAATCTGATTTTTTTGTTGCTTTTTGCAAGAGAAAACATTCGCCGTATATTATCCATCTCACGATTTATTGCAGAATTACTTATATACTTATTTTTATTATTTATCTTTTTTTGAGATTTTCTTAATGATATGTAGCTTTCAAAATCAAGGGTTGATACTTGTTCAGCCGGTTTATTGCCGATTAATTTAAAAAAGTTCTCAATAATTAAAATTGCTTCTTTGGGCCGTGTATAATTATTTTCGGCATATATTTTAAAATCGGAAACAATTTCAGATAAGCTTGCAACTTTGTTGTTTGTAATATCATAACCGGATTTCCTTAATTCGGCTCTTGCAATAGCTTCATAACCTACAACATCGTCATAGGAAGCTTCTTTAAAATTTCGGTGATAGCGGACACCATTGAACATAAAATTGTATGACCAATGGCCGGTCTTTTTATCTCTACTTACGCTCATTCAAGATAATTTTCACAAAAGGGGAACTGTATTTCAATAATATATTTCGGATTGTTAAACAAAAATAAATTCCAAAAGTTTTTGTTTATTAAAAAGCCAATAACGGCCATGCTTTCCACAGACACCTTTTGGGTATTTACCTTGTTTAGCATTTCTTTCAATTGTTCTTTTGTCGGATTTTAAAAGTTTAGCAACTTCGTTTACGTTTAAAATTTCATCCATTATAGTTTCCTTTCTTTATAATGATGCGGCAAGAGTTAATAGTAATATTTGTGTACGTTCAAGGGAGCGTATATTATGACATTTTGCTTTGCGGAGTTCAAAAAATTTGTATAATTGGTGGCAAAAAGTCGGAGATAGAATATATTTTTTCCCATGGCGGAATCTGTTAAATTCCGGACGTGCAAGAATTATTCTTAAAGTTTGTTCGGGCCTTCTGATTTTTTCCGAAAGCTCGGATATATTTATTTCATCAAATAGCGTAAAGATTGATTTAGTCATTTTTTAATTCCTCAAATAATTCATTAAATTGCTTCAATAAAAAATTTTCTACTGCTGTAATGTATGGTTCCCATAACTCTTTTAACATTTTATTTTTTTGGAATTTTAATATTTCTTCTAATGCTAAAATTTGATATTGTATTGGTTTTTGATATTCACTACCGATTTTTTTTAAATATTCTATTGTTTCTTCTTTAGATATTTCCATTTTTTCACCTTATGATTTTTTATTCTTCTTCTTTTAAAACTTCATCAATTTTATCTAATATTTTTTGTAAATTAATCAATCTATTAGTGTTATCGTGCAAATCGCCTATTTCTTCTCTTATTTCTTCAAGTGCTTGTTTATACTTTTCTAATTTTGCCTTTTCTGCAACCAACAATGCGCCGCCGGTGTTAGCGATTTTTAAAAATTCTTCATTTTCTTTTTTCAACCGGTAATTTTCAAGCTCACGATTGCATTGAATACAAACGGAATTAAGTTCATCTTGGGTATAATATTTTTCTTCTTCACCCGTGCTAATGTTTGTTATTTTCCACATTATTCCACCTCACTTTCGAGCCATTGTATTAAAAAGTGTAAACTTAGAGTCGGTCATTTAAAAGCTCCGTATGAGTTGTTATTTTACAAGGTTTCTCATTGCTCAAATATGGCGGTACACCATCGCCGACATAAGGCATTACAAATTTTTCGGGATTATACGGTTGATAGATATTATTCGGCAATAACTGTTTTATTAATTGCTCAAACTCTGCAACCGTAATATCGCTCAATTTTTTATTTTTGTTCATTAATTTAATCCTCATCTATTGCCCATTCAAGAGCTGCAATTATCATTCTTCGCACAAAGTTTACGGTGAAAATAACCGAGCTATCCTGTTCTTTATTAATTAAACTTTTAATATGTTCTATTTCTTTTTTTATTTGATTTTTAGTTTTCATTTAAAACCTCATTAATTTTTTCTGATATTTTATTGTTTAGTTCGTAAACATCAGATAATGATAAATCATCAGAATTAGTTATTACATCTGAAATTTTTTTAATATATTCAAGAACACGTTTATATTGTGGCCTGTTCCAGTTTAGATAACCTTCCGACTCTAAATATTTCAAAGCCAATCGAAGTCTTAATACCGGATATTCAGTTTTTTGAACAGACTCATTGAATTTTTGGTATAAAGACGTAAGATGCGTTTTAACGGTTGAATATCCGATATCCATTTTTTCTGCAATTTGATAATTGGAAAAACCTTTTGCAATCAAGTTTAAAACTTCAAATTCTTTTTTAGTTGGTTGTGTATTGAAAACTTCTTCTGTTTCTAAACATTCATTAGAACAATATGCTGTAATGCATGTATCACAATCAATTCCATCGCATTTTAATTTATTCATATTCCATACCTCTTATAATCTCTTGTCATAATTTCATCAACCGGAGCAACAACATCAACTCCCATACCTTTTGCAAAAAATATAAGTTCTCTTACATTTTGAAATTCACAAAAACGGTTTTTAGAATCGTCTTGAAAAGTCATACCGAAAAGGTATATTTTTTTATAACCAAGCAAAATTGCATAAGCTATCATATAGCTTACAGTATTGTTAAAATAGTTTCCGCCCAAAAGCTCCTCTGCTTTTTTAAAGGGATAGTTTTTTCTGGTTATATTTGCTTTCGGGTTTGGATTATTGGAGTGGATATCAAACCATAAATCAACACTTGGGAGGTTTTCATTATGATAATTCAAAGTCCAAATCTTGAAGCGTTCATCATCAAAAGGGGCGAAAAATTTTGTTTCCAATTTTCCGAGAATACAAACTTTTAATTCGGCATCATCCGAAGGATTGTTACTGTTTATATAATTTTTAATCTTTAAAGCTGCAACTAGCAAGATAAAAAATATTATTGATATTAAATTAAACATTTTGCTCCTAAAATAATTTTTGCTGTAATTCCGAAGTTTTTTGTACATAAGAGAAATAATCGACAATTTTTTTCATTCCGGCTATTTCAAAATCAGCTTGTTCCTGTTTCATTTTTCCGGCAATTACTCTTTTTGGATATACAAGCAATCTCATTGATAGTTCTCTTGCTGCACATCTTCTCATTTCATCTATGTCTGTTTCTGTAATATTCATATTCTTCCTTATTTGGTTAATGATAATTTTTAAAAAAAGGGGCAGTTGATAAGTTCAAGATATAGACGAGTTAATATGGCCTGCCCCACGAAATCAAAAAACACGTAAACTTTTAAAAAAAGGGCATTATTAGAATTATGAGTCATTAATGCCCAGTTTATTTGAATAAGTAGAGAGTTAATTAGGGTTAATAAGTCTTTTCATTTCGTTATATGCTTTTAGTGCGGCTTCTTTATCTTCTTGCCCATAATAGATATTGCCGATATATTCGGCATCATTCAGCATTTCCCTATTTTTCGGGTAATTTAAAAGAAGCTCATCTTCGATTGAGTTACCGATAATAGCAAAGTCTTTATCGTTTTTTGATTTTTTTATAAAATAATAACAACTTGGGTTTGAATTTTCATTAACAAATATATCGCCTGTTTCAATTGGTTGAAGTGTATTTCCGAAAGTATAACCTGAATCTTCAGCTTCAATTTCTCTATCGGCTTCGCTATCGTTATGCTCAACGTCTTGCTCATCGCAAGCCGTTTCCGCATCGGCTTCGCAATCGTTATGCTCAACGTCTTGCTCGCCGCAAGCCGTTTCCGCATCGGCTTCGCAATCAAACAAGGATTGTTGACGGTACATAATAGCATTATTTACATCTTCTAATTCGTCTTTTTTTCTTTCAAGCAATTCCTGCTGATTTTGAAGAGTTGTTTCAATTGTTCGGTATTGTTCAATCTTTTTGATATTTTCTTTGAGCTTCTTCCAAGATTCTTCCAACACATTTGCTTTCATTTCTTTTTTGGTTTCATCAATCAATAAATCAAATACGGTTGAATTACTTGCTTCAATAATTGCATCAAGCTTATTAATATCTTCTGTAAGTTCATGGTGCATATCTAATAATTCTTTTTCAGAAAGTTCGTTTAGTTTAACTTTTGACATTAGTTCCTCCTTTATATATTTCCATAGGTATAAATATTTGATTTTCGGTATTTGTTTCTTCGATTTTGTATTTGTAGTTTTTTAAAAAAATATTGTTACTTTGGTTGCCGCAATTCGGACAGATATATGGGTTATCCGATAATGTTAAACAATTAGGACAAACATACATTTTGCTTGGGAATTTAAGATTAAATTCACGTTGAGTCTTGAACGTTTCCATTTTCAGACCTTCTCAAAATACTTAGAGATTTAACTAAAAAAGCATTTTCAAGATAACGGCCCTTGATAATAACTAAATCTCCAACACTAATTGTTAGCCTATCCCAACTTATGCAGGTATTAAATCTCTTATCTTCCACTCTTGGTATAGATATTGAAAAAGTTGTTTTAAAGCGTACATTTTCAAGACCGTCATCATTGATAAATTCATACTCTTTATTTAGCTCGACAATTTTTGTTATAGTTCCTGTTGCCAAATAAAGATAATCTTCATTTTTTGAATAGCAAAATTTTTTCTTTTTAGCCATTTTCAACTTCCCTTAATTTCAAAATATCAGCATCGGATATATTAAATTTTTCAGCCAAATTTCTTATGTTCGGATTAAGCACTAGCCGTCCTTGCACAAATACCGGCTTTTGACATTTATCAATGTAAAATTCTTTAATAAAATCAAGTGCATCAACTCTTGAATTTATTTCTGAACTTTTTAGTTTGAGTTCTGTTGGTTTATGGTTTTCTTTAATTTGGTTTTGATAAGCAAGCTCTTGCGCTTTAAGTTCTTGTTCAGTTGGCTTATGCTTCAATTTGCCAAATTCACCATTTAAAATTCTTGTTAAATTTTTATCCTTTAATAGCCAATTTGCACAAGGTACAAAGTTTGTTTTTGTATCAAATTTAAGATTTTTCAAAGTATAGATTATATCTCTTAATTTTTGTTTTAAATCCGGAATGGTTTTTGAATAATTTTTTAAAGCTTCAATTTCATCGGGTTTTAGAATCGGCTCCGTTTCAAAAAATTCTTGGTAAGATTTATTAAATTCCGCCAATAACCAACGAACATTTATTGCTTCCGAAGCCGCCGATTTGACGGTTTCCCTTTTTTCTTTATCTTTTAAAAGTCTAAGAGAGATATATTCATCATCGCTTATTTCAAAAAGTTCAAAATCTTCTAAAATTTTTTTAAGATATGTTTCGGGTATTCTAAGCTTATCGGACATAATTTCAATATTTTCCGATTTGAATTTATTTGAATACATAAATTCTAAGATTTGCCAAAAGATACCATAAGCGGCATGCGGAAGAAATTGTTTCATAATTTCGACCGGCATATCGGAGGCTAATCTTCTAAAGGTAAACATCATTTTTGAGATTTTACCGTCAGAAGCCGCATCTTCATCGTGCTTTATGTATGGTTTAATTATTTCTTTTGATTTTGTTGCCATAGTAAACTCTATATATTCTTAGAACCCGACAATTCTTTTCTATAATCTTCTAATCGTTCATAGTAATAGTGGATATCACTATCATCAGTAATTTTTTCAGAGAGGATTAAACCGACAAGAAAAGTTTTATCCGTATTCATAAGCTGATTTTTAATAGCATTAAATTTAAACAATAAAACACTATCGGAAGCGGATTTAGACAATTTTTCCTGTTCAATCTTTGCTGCCAAATAGGGCCAATTGTGTTTTAACTTGATTAAACATTTAAAAATAAAACGTTTTAATTGCATCGTTAAACTCCTTTACAATCTTTTCTGATTTTTTCAACAATTGCCGCTCTAATAAAATCACTTCTTGAAGTTTCTTCATTTTTAATAACTTCATCAATCTGAATTAACAATTGTGGTGAGATTGATATGCTCACCGGAATTTTGTTTTTAAGTATCTCTTTCATATATACTCCTGAAATTTTGCACATTTAGTAAGGCAATTTATTGCCTTCATCAGTTTTATTTGGTATAGTTATTAAGAATTATTTAATAATTAATTAACAATTTTATTATACATAATTTGTGGAATTTGTCTATAAATTATGGAATTATTTACAAAACTTCATACATTTGGTGTACGAAAATGGAAACTTCCGGACAGAGATTTAAAAAGATTAGGCAGAATAAAGGTATGTCGCAGGGCGATTTTGGGAACAAAATCGGCTTATCTAAATCTGCGGTTTCTGCGGTTGAAAATGATAAGAGTTTTGTATCTCTCGAAATTTTGCGTACACTATTTATGGAATTTGATGTTAACCTTAATTGGTTAATAACAGGAACGGGCAATATGTTTAATGCTCCGAAATTTGAATCCGTTAAGGATGAAATTATGGAACAGGTTAAGAAGTTTCTTGATGAAAGAGGAGTAAAATAACAATTTGGAAGAATTTATCAGGGATTATTATCTATGCCTGATATTGGCGATATTAGGAATTATTGGTTATATTTCTTATTTAAAACAGAAAAACAGGGAGTTATATTCTCAATTATCAGATAAAAATGATAAGTACAATTTACTTTATTCTGAACACAGAAAACTTCAAGACGAAAAGTTAAAAAATAAACTAAGCTCTTTATCTGATAATCAAGAAGCAGGAAAGATTGAAAAACATAACAAATGCCAAGTATGTGATTCTGCGGAAAATGTTAAATATTTTGCATCGAGCGGATATGTAGAAAATGAGAACGGTAAAACATATTTGTCGGGCGGTGTGTATATTTGCGAAGAATGTCTTTCAATTTGCGAAAAATGTGAAAAGTGCGGAAAATTAAAAATGTCTATGGTAATTGAACCGCTATTTGGATTTATGAAATGCGACTTCTTTTGTAATTGTCCGGAAACCGATGAAGATAAAGAACTAAGATACAAAAGAGAAGCAAGACGTTACGATATTTTACAAGGCAAGAAAAGGCTTGAAAAGTTGAAAGAAAAGTACGGATATAAAAATGGATAAAATTAAGACTTTGCTTTTGTTTTTAATTATCGCTTCCCTTCCGGTTTTAGGGGATGGGCATATTTATCCCGAAAAATATTACCAAAACGAGTGGTGTTCGACTTGGCATGGTGTTCAGGAAGTATCACTAAAAGACAAAACAAGGGTTGATTGCGTTACAAGAAATTATGCGGTTGAATTTGACTTTGCTCAAAAATGGGCGGAAAGTATCGGGCAAGCATTATATTATGCAAAAATGACGGGGAAGAAACCGGCTATAATTTTGATTATTGAAAAGCCGAGCGATTTTAAGCATTATAAAAAGGCGGAAAAAATAACAAACGACTTAGGAATCAGATTGTGGTATATGAAGTCTCCAAAGTATCAGTATTTGAATTTTGAATACGGAGCAAAGATAGTTGGAGATATTAAAAAATTATTTTTTAACAGAAACAAAATTAATTAGTTTTTGAAAAAGCTTTTCTGCAATTTTAGGTTTGAAAGCAAGTTGAAGTGCATAATAAATTTTTGTAAGGTCATGTAAAGTCATAAAAATCCTTTCCGAAAACTCAATAGATTACTTTTTGATGCTTGCAATAATTGCAATAAAAAAGAGTGTCAAATACGGACACTCTTTTTTAGTTGTTATACAAATCCTATTTTATAACAGGACTTAAATTTGTGTTTAGAAATATTAATGGGGTGATGTATCATATTGTTTAGAAATATAACAAAGCCCCAATGCTAAAACAAGTCATATTTAAGAAATATTAAGGCTTATTTTGATTGTTTAATGTATTTTATACGTCCGTAATACGTCCGTAATACGTCCGTATAAATTCCGTATCAATAATAAAAATACGTCCGTAATACGTCCGTAATACAAGTATAATATAGTATAGTATAATATAGTATAGTATATTTTTTAATAAAATTAAAAAATATTTCTTTTTAACGATGAAAAAAATCTTTTTATTTTTTAAGAAATGTTAAGGTGAATTTAAAATTTAAAAATCAGATTAGAAAAAGTTTTTAGAGCTTTCGATTATTCAACAAAACGTATATTACTTCGCTAGTCGGAATTATTTTTTTTAAAAATCGTTTAAAGTTCAAAATGTGAATTGAAGAAAAATTTATCGGCGGATAAAATTTTTTTCATTTATAAACTCTCAAACGGACACTGTTGACTTAGTGGTCAAGCGAAAGCTATGGGAACTTTGAGGAAGAAAAGGTTGTAGTATTGTGCCAAATTTTGGAAATTTTAAAAAATTGAGCTGCTGTAATACGGAAATTAAAGAAGCTGAATTATGGATATTAAAGGATTTTAAAGGATATACCAAAAGAAAGCTTTTTATAGGCAGATGTAAAAAATGCGGTGATTGGGCCTGTTTACAGATTATGACACATACAGAAAGCCAAAAAACTTATTACAACTTATATAACCGGATTGAAGCTGTTAAAACAATATATCGGGAAAAAAAGAGAATTATTCAACAATTGCCGAATATCAAAGCTAATTCCCTTTACGGTTGGATATATGGCCACAATGTTCAAATTAGAAACAAAAAGGGCGAAGTTGTGCAGATTAGACAGTATGCAAGCGACTTTGGGGGAAATAAGAGTTTAGTTAAAAGAATAATTAGCAAATGACGGAAGCACTACCAAAACTTAATGCAAAGCAAACAAAAGTCTTAATGACTTTTTTGACTTCAAACTGTTCGCAGATTGAAGCTTATTCCAGTGTATTTGGTGGCAAGTCAAACAAAAATACATTATACAAAGAAGCAAGTATTTTTTTTCATAACCCCACGATTATCCCATGGTTAAAATATTATCAGGATAATACCGCAAAAACTATTCAGGAAGAATTGAATTATTCGGCTAAAGAACATTTTAACGAACTAAATAATTTAAAAACATTGGCTTTTAATTGTTTGGATAAGCTAAGCAATCCGGACGTTAAGACGATGTTAAAGGCGGAAGAATTAAAGGGAAAACTTGCAGGACTTTACAAGAATGATACGGAAGAAACGGTTTCAAACATAACCGTAATGAACGATATTAAACTTGACGGAGAAACTGTTAAACTGAAAGTTGGTTCAGATGTGGTGGATTGCCACGCTAACGCTCGCAATGACGGAGCGTAAAGATGCTTGAAGTTCCAGAATTATTGAATATTCCTCCAAAGCTTTATCCGATGATAGAAAAATTTAACAATTATTCTTATTTTCTTTTGGAAGGCGGAAGGGCAAGCGGAAAAACACAAAGTGTTGCAAGATTTTTATTGTACATTGCAGAAGCAAGGAAAGTTAGAATTTGTTGCGGAAGGGAAATTCAAAACACGATATCCGATTCCGTTAAAACAGTTTTTGAGGATTTAATTAAAACTTATAATCTGAACTTTGACTTCACAAAAAATATAATCGTCCATAAATCAACCGGCTCTGAAATAATCTTTAAAGGTTTTAGAGAACAGGGAAAAATCAATATTAAGGGTTTAGAAGGTGTTGATATTCTTTGGATTGATGAAGCACAGGCAATCACAAAGCCAACGTTGGACGTTATTATTCCGACTATCAGGAAGAAAAATTCAGTCGGAATATTTACGATGAACAGAACCACACGCTTTGATAGTATTTATACTTTTTTAGCAGGCAGGCAAGATTGCCTTCATATCAACATAAATTATTTTGATAATCCGTTTGTTGATGAAAAGATTTTAAAAGAAGCAAGTATTGCAAAGGAAAAGAACTTAAACGATTATAATCATATTTGGCTTGGGCTTCCTTTAGCAAACAATAATGAATTTTTAATTCAATCAGAAACAATTGATAAGGCGATAAATCTTGAAGTAAAACAAGAATATTTTGAAAAAAAATCAGTAATGAGTGTTGATTTATCAGCTTCGGGTGCTGACCTTACAATCGCAAAATTAATTGAAAAATGTTCGGGTACTCAATGGCTTGAAGCCAAAACGGAAAAATGGACGGAAGCAGATACGGATATAACAAAAGGAAAGATAATTAGTCTTTACAGCCGTTGGCAACCGGACATTTTAATAATTGATGCGGACGGATTAGGTTATCCGATTTGGGTATCGGTTAAAAAAGTTATAGCGGATTGCTTGGGTTTTAGAGGAGCAGGGAAGCCAAAGCTCAAAGGTGCAGGAAATCAAAGAGCGGATGGATATACGGCACTCAAAGATTTTCTTGAAAACGGTTGGTTGAAATTGACCGACAAAGAAACAATAAGACAGGTTGAATATATTAAAAAAAGCTATAAGCCAAGCGGTTTAATTTATATTCAAGATAAAAAAGAAATCAGACGTGAACAGGGGGAAAGCCCCGATTTTGCGGATAGTTTGATGATGGGAATTTACGCTATCAATTTTTACAGCAATTTATTCGTTAAAACAAATTCCACAAACTATATTGAAAACAAAACTATAAGCGATTTCAATCCTTTTGAGGATTAAAATCGGAGCCGGTGCAATGGCAAAGCGGTAAGCTTTGACGTTGAGCAGTCGATGACTAAAAAGGGAGGTATAAAAATTATGTGTTCGCCAAGTATGCCAAAAGTAAGCAATAAAAAACAACCGGAAATTGCAACACCAACAATTGCCGATGCAACCGTTACAAAAGCATCGGAAAAAACAATGCAAAAAGCATCAAATCTTGCAGATAAGGATGTAAAAACAAGTTCAAGAGGTTTAGGCGATGAAGCAAAAACTAAAAAGAAAAATCTTTTAGGGGAATAAGTTAATGTTAGGACTTTCGGATAAAAAAGTTGATAAAACCAAAAAACCTGTGATTGAAGGTTTTAATTATAATAAAAGGTATTTTGAGAGCAGAAGAAATCAAATGCAATCTGTTTTCAATGTCATCAAGTCTGATTTATCGGAATTAGCTGATTATTTTGCACCGAACAGTGTAAAATTTTTGATTAATGATGTAAACAAAAAGAGAAAACCTACAAACAAAATCATTGATTCTACACCTTTGATTGCTGTTCGCAATTTTTCATCCGGTATGATGACAGGAGCAACAAGTCCGACTAGAAGATGGTTTAAAACCGTATTGATGAATAGGGATATTGAAAATTCTCATGAAGTTAAAGATTGGTGTGCCAAACAAGCGGAACTTACAAGAAAAATTCTTTATTCATCAAATTTTTATCAGATATTACCAAACGTATATAAACAGCTTGCGATATTTTCTTTTTCAGCAATTGCATTGCTGCCTGATTATGACACAGTTGTAAAATTCAAACTGTTACCTATTGGAAGCTATTATTATTCAAAAAATTATAAAGATATAATTGATACATTCTGCCGTAATTTTATGATGAGTGCCAAAGATATAATAGCTGAATTTGGAATAGAAAATGTATCAGACAGAGTTAAATCGGCTGTTGAAAAGAACCCCGATGAGATGATTGAAGTAGTCCACTTTGTTGAACCAAACAAGAATTATGATAAAAATTCAAACATTAATTTTCGCAAAAAATATATCTCGGTTTATTATGAAGCAGCAGATGATAAACTGTTAAGAAAATCCGGATTTAGCAGATTTCCTTTTGTTGTTTTTGAGAACGGATGCAACGTAGAAGATAATTATCCGACTGATGGAATTGGTTTTTGTGCATTACCGGACGTTAAGCAGTTAATGACTATGGTAAAAGAATACGCAAAAGCCGTTAAAAAAATGGTATCTCCTGCAATAAAAGGGCCTGCAAGTTTAAAAAATAAAGGAATAGCAGACACCCCCGGACATTATAACCAAGAAGATGAAAACGGAAGGGGGATAAGTCCTGTTTATGAAATTAATCCGAGAGTATTGGAGCTTAAACAGGAAAAAGACGAACTCAAAGAAATTATAAAAGAGCATTTTTATAATGACCTTTTTGCGATGATCTTAAATACGGCAGAAAGAACAAGAACAGCAACGGAAATTAACGAGCTTAAAGAAGAAAAGATGGTTCTTTTATCTCCGTTATTGGAGCAGATACATTCAGCATTAAGACAAATTCTCGATTGGATATTTTTTGAAGAAACAGAAAAAGGTATTCTTCCTCCATATCCGGATATTCTAAAAGGCCAAGAAATTGAAATTGAGTTTGTTTCAACTTTGGCTCAAGCAATGAGAGCACAAAATATTGCAAGTATGGAAAGATTTACAACTTTTGTTGCTAATATCGGAAACTCAATTGATCCGATTTTACTGAAAAAAGTAAAAGGCGAAAAAATGATTGATGATTATGCGGACTTTGCGAACATTGACCCATCACAAGTAACACCAAGTGAAGAAATTGATGAGTATCGTCAAGCTATGGAAGCAAAGCAACAGCAACAAGAAATGATGAACCAATTGCAAACAGGCGGACAATTTGTTAAAAATATGGGCGGAGTTGATGCCATAGGACAAAATCTGATGAGTCGTGTGGGAGCATAAATGAATCAAGAAGAAGAAAAGATATTATTCAATAATGTTTTAAATGACCAATGGGGTTTTCAGTTTATTTTATTGCTTTTAGATGAACTTGGGGCTTTTGAAAGAGGAGTAAATTTTCAAAACAGAGATATTGATATGTTTAATCGGGGCAGACGAGAAGCAGGGTTATGGCTATCGGATAAAATTCAAGAGCATTGTATAGAAAAATATAAAGAAATAGTTATCGAAAGGAAGAATTTATGGAAACAGAACAAGAAACAAAAGGATTAGAAGAAACAAATTTGGACAATGTTGGACAAGGAAATGAAACCGATACCAAAGAAAAAAACCCCGAACAAACACAAGATAATGTTTCTGATAATCAAGAGAAAAATGAAAAAGATTTGGACAATGTTGGACAAAACGAAGATTTATACGGAGCACCCGAAAGCTATGACTTTAAAAGTATAGAATTACCGGAGGGTATTCAATATAACGAAGAATACGGACAAAAATTTGCTGATGTTGCAAAAGAATTAAACCTATCTCAAAAATCAGCCAATAAGCTTATTAACGTGTATGTTGATATGTTAAAAAGCCAATCCGAAAATATGCCGGAAGCTTTGAAGGAATTTAAAAAACAACAGGTTCAAGCAGATGTTGCTGAATGGGATAAGATGCTTAATCAAGATGCTGAAATCGGAAACGGCAATGAAGATAAGATTGAAAAGTATATTGATAAAGCAAATGTTGGTTATAAAGCTTTTGCAAGTGAGGGATTAAAGAAAGTTTTATCGGAAAGAGGATTAACACATAATCCGGAAGTAATCAAGTTATTCTATAAACTTTCTAATCTTGCAGGAGAAGATGGAATTGTAGTTGGTTCTCAAAAAGAAGTTGAATTAACTCCTGCACAAATATTGTACGGAGAAAAATAATAAACGAAAGGGAAAAAGAAAATGGCAGTAGTAGGAAATACTTATTTAACGCTAAAAGACAAAATAGCGCAAACAGAAAACGGCAAGGTAACAAACACAATTATTGATTTACTTGCACAATCAAATGAAATTTTAGAAGATGCGGTTGTGAGAGAATGTAACAGCGGTTCCGTTCATAAAACAACAGTAAGAAACGGATTGCCCGAAGTAGAATTTAGACAATTCTATCAAGGGGTTAAATGTTCAAAAGGTGAATATACACAAGTAACAGATACAACGGGTATGCTTGAAGTATATAGCCAAGTTGATAAATCTTTAGCTGATCTTGAAAATGACACAAACCAATTCAGATTAAACGAAGCAACAGGATTTTTGGAAGCAATGAATAAAACTGTTTCAGAAAACATCTTTTATGGTGTCAAAGCAACAAATCCTGCAGGTTTTGACGGATTGGCTACAAGATATGGCAAGCTTTCATCTGATGCAAATTCAATTGGTTATAGAGTAATTGATGCAGGCGGTACCGGTTCTGATAATACATCAATTTGGTTTGTAACTTGGGGCGATTTACACACTCATTTGTTATATCCTAAAGGTTCTAATGCAGGATTTCAGCACGAAGATAAAGGCGCTGTTACAGTAACTAATGCTGATGGAACAATGTATGAAGCATATAGAGACCACTTCAAATGGGATATCGGATTATCAGTTAGAGATTTCCGCTCTACATGCAGAATTGCAAATATTGATGTATCTAATTTAGCAGGTGAAAGTGCTGCAAAACTTCTTGAATTAATGGTAAAAGCTTATCATCGTGTTAAAAAATATGCTAAAACAGGAAGAACGGTTATTTACTGCAACGACACAATCGGAACTTATTTGCATTTACAAGCAATGAACAAAGCCAATGTTAATTTAACAATTGATAACTTTGCAGGAAAACCGATTGTAAGTTTCTTGGGTATTCCTGTTAAAAATTGCGATGCAATATTAGATACAGAAGCGCAGGTAGTATAGTGCAGTTTAATTGCACAGGCGAAATTATTAGATAGAGCTTAAATTAAATAATGAAAGGGAAATAAAATGTTATTAGATTTAGAAAATAGCTTTTCAAATGCACAGGCGATAACGACATCTGCTGCAAGTACAAACGTATTAAAAGCAGGAGGAGTTATAAACGAAATTGCTTTTGGTAATCCTATTCCGTTGAGAATACAAGTTGTGGAAGATTTTACCGGTTGTACTTCCGTTGAATTTAAAGTTCAGACCGCAACCGATTCAGCTTTCACAACTCCGGTTGATTTAGTTTCAACAGGTGCGGTTGCACTTGCCAAACTAAAAGCAGGATATGTTGCTCCGATACTTTATATGCCAAAAGGCAATAAAGGTTATTTAAGAATTTATTATAACGTTGTAGGTACAGCAACAAAAGGAAAAGTAACTGCAGGAATTGCAGCAGGACATGACAATTCTTATCAGGATGTAGCTTCAACATAGACAATTTGAGGGCAATAGGGTAATAAGGCAATAAGTAAAAAATTTTCTTATTGCCTTAAAACCTTAATATCAATAACAAGGAAAGGAAAATATGAAAGTTAAAGTAATTAAAAAATCATTTTATGATAACAAGTTGAATAATATCGGCGAAATTATAGAAATTAAGGAAAAAGAACTTCCATCTTGGGCGGAAGCGATTGAAGAAATTGAAACAGAAAATAAAGATGATGAAGTAAATGATACTCCGGAAGTTAATGGAGATTTGAAAGACGAAGAAAAAGAAGTTTTAGAAAATACTCCTGCAAAAACAAATGAAAGATTAGATGAACTTGAAAAACTTTCGGAAGATGAATTAAAAGAAAAACTTGATACTCTTTTGAATGAAACGATTGATAAAGATATCATAATTGATTTTGATAACAAGTCGGATATTCAGTTGATTATCGAATTAGAAGATATGTTAATGGAGAAAGAATAAGATGTGTGTACTTACGGCATCAACATTTGCGTCACTTGGAGTTTCTTATGGCGTTGCAAACGCACTTGCCATTGCAGGAAATGTTGCAATGGCAGTTAGTACAATTGGGAGTGCTGCAATGGGTACAGTTTCAAGTATTCAATCAGGACAAGCAGCAAAAGCACAGTATAAATATCAAGCACAGGTTGATAAACAAAATGCGGAAATTGCACAGGAAAATGCTTCAAGAGAAAGACAACAGGGAATTGAAGAAGCAAGGCTGCAACGATTGAAAGCACAACAAAATGTAGCAAGCCAAACGAGTGCAATGGCAGCTAACGGAATTGATGTTACCCAGGGAACGGCCGTTAATCTTTTGGGAGATACGGCAATGTGGGGTGAGATGGATGCACTGAATACATTAGCAAATTCCGAATCAAGAGCAAGGGCATTGGAAGCAGAAGCAGGAAACTTTAAAAATCAAGCAAGGTTAGATAGTTTTGCAGGGGCTAACGCTTATAAGGCAGGGCAATTGGGAGCAGTTTCAAGCGGATTAAAGGGCATATCAAATGCGTTTGGTGTTGCGGAAAAATGGTACGGGTATAGCGGAAACAAGGGAAGCAGTACCGGTATTCTTATGGCCCGTGAAGGAGATTTGGGATAATGGCAAGTAAAACTGATATTTACAATATGGCTATATTGGAACTTGGGATTTCGGGGATCATACAAAACGGAACTTTAAATTCCGATAATAAAGCGATTATTTTGAATGTATTTTACGAAACGGCAAGAGACGATGTTCTAAAATCTTTTGATTGGAACTTTGCAGAAAAATATAAAGAATTAGCTTTATCAACAGAGCAATCTTTATCGCCCGAATTTTCATATACATTTGATTATCCTGCCGATTGTTTATGCGCAAGAGATTTGTTTGTAAAGGACGGAGATAATCAACCAAAAAAATTCAAACTATCAGCAGATTCTAACGGCCAAAGAACAATATTAACAGAAGTAAATCCTTGTGTTTTGAGATACACAAGAAAAGTTGAAAATGAAGCATTATTTACTGATGAATTTAGTTCTTTATTAGCAATATATTTAGCAGGATTAGCAGGGAAAGCATTAACCGGAAGCGAACAAAAAGCAAGCAGTGCAATTCAGAAATACAAAGACAAAGTAAGAGCTGCAAGAATATCAAATGCACAAGAAGGTTTGGAAGTTGACAAAGATAAAAGTACATACTTGGATAGCAGGAATTAAATATGGCAAACACTCGATTTTCACAAGTTAGCTTTTCGAGAGGAGAAATAACTCCGGCGATATATAATAGAACCGATATAAGCCAAAGGGATATATCACTTAAAACACTTAAAAACGGTTTTATTAATCAAGAAGGGTGTGTTTCAAACAGAAGCGGATTTGAATATATTGGAGAAGCAAAATATTCAAACAAGGAAACAAGATTAATTCCGTTTGCTTTTTCAAATTCAGAAACCTATGTAGTTGAAGCAGGGGAAAATTATTTCAGATTTATTCAAAACGGAGGATATATTTATTATCCGGATGATTACGGAACGATCAATCAAGATACATACACAACAAAAGAAGGTGCTAGTATTGAAATTGAAGGAATAACTTATGAGTTAAAGTATTCTACCGCTAATTCTTATGCGTATTTAGAATATCCTAGCATCGGAGCTAGAATGGTTAAGCAAAGTGATAATTTTAGAACGATATACTTGGTAACAGATTATGAAGAAGAACACGAAGGTTTATTTGGACATATTGAAATAAGCTACATTAAACAGGAAGATTATAATAAAAGGGGGCAAATTGTTGAAATAACAACACCTTATTTGGCAAATGAACTTCAAAACATTAAATATACGCAAAGTGCAGATGTATTAACATTGTGCCATATTAACCATCCGCCAAAGACTTTAAACAGATATTCTCATTACGATTGGAAGTTGGAAGATATCATATTTCAACCTTCAATAGATGCTCCAACAGGAGTAACCGTAACTTGGACAGGCTCAACAAGTTCAAATACAAAAATGTATAAGTATTGTGTTACGGCGGTTGACAGCACAACAAACGATGAAAGTACAACTTCCAATATTATTTCTAAAAAAGGCCATAAAGAAGCATATTGGACAACAAGCGAATATTTCACAATCAGTTGGGAAGCAGTTGAAGGAGCAAGCGAATACAATATTTATAAAGATGTAAACGGAGTTATGGGATATATCGGAACAAGTCAGACAACATCTTTTGTTGATGATTGCATTGAACCGGACACATCTTCAACAGCTCCAACCGTTAACAATCCGTTTGCTGATGATAACAATCCAAGCTGTTGTACGTATTTTCAGCAGAGAAAAGTTTATGCAAATACAACCAAAAAACCGCAAACATTGTATGCAAGCAGAACATCAAACTTTAATAACTTCAATTATTCAAGGCCTTTAACATCAACGGATTGTGTTGAGATAGCTTTTTTGGATAAAGAAATAAATGAAATTAAGCATTTAATTCCGTTTAAAGATTTGTTGGTATTAACAAGCAACAATGAATATAAAGTGAATGGTACCGATGGAGTGTTTCAGGCAACACCACCGCCTGCAAGCATAATCCAGAGTTGTTACGGGGCAAGCGATGTACAACCGATTATATCAGGCGATATGGTTTTATTTGTGCAATCCGGAGGAACGGTTTTAAGAGATTTAGGTTATGATTATTTATCCGATGGTTATAAAGGTATTGAATTATCGATTTTTGCAAACCACTTATTTGAATCGAAGGAAGTTAAATATTTAACTTATGCCAAAGAGCCGTACAGACTTGTTTATGTTTTATTTACTGACGGCACAATGGCAGTATTAACGTATAATAAAGACCAACAAATATTCGGGTGGGCTAAATGGGAAACACAAGGAAAATTTATTTCAGCAACAACCGTTAGAGAAGGTCAAGAAGATATAACCTATTTT